GAAGGACATCGTGCGAGTGTTGGACTGGAAAAAGGAACACCTCTCCCCGCACGCTAAGGTTGAGTTAGAGACGCTGAAAACCAAAGCGATCCAGGAGTTGCTTGACCGTGGCGAGGTGGTCGAGGCGTACAAGATCATGTCCACGCACTACGACAACCTCCAGTCAATGGGCGAGGAGGACAAGGAACCGGACCAAGTCGAACACACCGGCGACCTCGACCTCTCACTATCGGGCGACGAAAAGGCCAGCCTCGCCGACACGTTCGATACCGACCCCGACACATGAGCCGCGCCGCCACCCCCGACCCCGTCGCCATCGCCGAGCGCAACCCGCTCGCGCACCCAGCGATTACGTCGGTCCAACTATTCGAGTACCCACACCCACCGGGACCGCATCTCAAGACGGTTTACAACACGCTGTGGCAGGCCGTCGACCCCGACTTCCCCGACGCCCCGAAGCGTCTCCTCGCGCTCCTCCCGCGTGGCTCCGGCAAAAGCGACGGCGTCGCGGTCGTGTTCCCGACGTGGTGCATCCTCACCCATCCCGGCCTCCGGGTGGCGATCATCTCGAAAACGGCGAGTCTCGCGGCCGAGCGGACGAAGAAAATCGTCGAACACGTCGACCGGTACGCCGAGGCCTTCGGGATCGAAGTTGAGACGCCGGTCGCGGAGACGGAACTCGAAACGGCCGCCAACGACCACAAGGAGCCGACGGTCGCGCCCTACGGCCTCGAATCCCAGCTCACTGGCAAGCACTTCGACGTGATCGTCTACGACGACATCGTCGACTGGGAGAACCAACGCACCGCCACGCAGCGGCGGAACGTCCGCAACTACTGGCAGGACTACGAGCGGAACCTCCCCGATGACGATAGCGCCATCCCCGGCGGGCCGGTCCAAGCGGTCATCGGAACCCGAAAACACCCCCAAGACATCTACGCGACCGACATCATGGCGTCGCCACGGTGGCGCGTCATCGAACACAAGGCCATCGCGGAGTCGGACTGGCCGGTCGTCGAACAGCGGGCGTGGCGGATCCGCGGCACCGACGGCACCATCTACGACGGGGTCGACGCCCTCCCTGCCGGCGTCCAGGTCGCTCCCAACGGCGTCATCCCCGACCACGACATCGACGTGTTGTGGCCCGAGCATCGGCCGCCCGAAACCATCCTCTATGACCTCGTCGACGGCGACAACTCGATTGCGATTTGGCGTCGGGAGAACCAACAGGACCCCGAGGCCCTCGCCGGCGAGGTGTTCGAGTCGTCGTGGCTCACCTACGTCGACGCGCTCCCGAACCCCCCGCAGACCTACGATTGGTATGCCGGGGTTGACGTGGGCGTGGTCGAGGACCTCCAACAGGCCGCCGAGGGCGATACCGACTACTCGGCGGTCGCACTCATCGCCCACGACGACGCCGACCGCAGTTACCTCGTCGGCCTCACCCGCACTCGTGGGCGCTCGGTCAAGGCCAACGCCGACTGGGCGGCCGAGTGGTTGCACGCCGCCCTCGACGGCTACGACGTGTCGCCGGCGGTGGTGCGGGACGTGCCCGTCGAGGCGAATAAAGCGCCCGGCGTGGCCCAACGCCTCCGCGACGAGTCGGTGTTCCCTGCCCGCCCCGTCGAGTCCACCGGCGAGAAGGAGGGTCGGATCCACGACCTCTCGGCCGAGTTCGAGTCCGACGCCCTCCGCATCGTCGGCGACCCCGCAGCCGAGACGTGGCGAACCTTCGAGACCCAAGAGTGGCTCCAGTTCCCCAACGCCGCCCATGATGACCGCCTCGACGCCATCGAGATCGCGATGCGTGGTGTCGACGCCGGCGGCACGGTGTCTCGCACCGGCTCGATGACGGACCTCTTTTGACCATGCACCCGCTTCTTACCGACGGCGACGGCAACGGCCTGTTGATCGCCCCGTATGGCGACGACGACACCCTCGGGGCTGTCTCCCAACAGCTCCAGACCGACGCCGAGACGCCGCGGCCACAGGGTAACGGCGACGGCGGGCCGATCCGCCGGGCGACCGACCACTTCGCGTCGATCCCGGCGACGTATATGCGCCGACTCATCATGTCCGGCGCCGAGGCGAGCGAGGCCATCCGCACCCGCCGGGACGAACTCTATCGCAACGAGTTCCCGATCCTCGAACCGCGCTTTGCCGGGAAATGCGAGGAGTGTGGCACCGAGGTTGACACCGACGCCGACGCGTGCCCGACCTGTGGGGGACCGCTGCGGGACCCCGACCCCGCGCAGAAACGCGACGCCAAGCGCCTCTTTGAGTCGGTCAACCCCGCCGGCGAGTCACTACGGGACGTGGCCAAGCGCGCCGAGGAGGATCAGTGGGCGCCGCCGGGCGTCTCGACGCTCGTCATCGAACACGAGTACTACCAAGCGACCACGGGCGACCTCTATGAGGCGGGGACCATCTACCGCGCGGAGCCGACGGCGATCTACCGGGCCGATCCACTCGCGCTCCGCCCGGTCGTCGACGCGGACGGCCACCCCGGCGGCTGGTGGTGGGTCTGCCCGCTGCATCGCGAGGACACCCACGACGAGCCGGGGCGGTGCCCACGCTGTGACGCCCAGCTCCGTGAGGTCTATTTCGTTGAGATGGGCGGGACGGGCGACCGGCAGTACTACCTCCGCGAGGAGGTCGTCACCTGGAGTTACGCCCACCCACGCCTCCACGGCCTCGACGGCCTTTCGCCGAGTATCCATGTGTGGCTCAAGCAGGCCATCCTCCAGATGATGGACCGGTACGGGGCGGCCTTTTACGATACCGAGAGCGACCGCCTCCCCAACCAGTTCATGATTTTGCACACCTCCAACGCCGACGCGTGGGAGGCGGAACTCGCGAAAGCCCGCGACGAGGACGACCCCTACGAATCGCCCATCTTCACCAACGAGTACAACGCTCAAGACTCCGTCCAGCCGGAGGTCGAGGTCATCGACGCCATGCCCGACGAACTCCTCGGGCAAAGCGAGCAGATGAAAGAGACCTTCAAGACGGATATTCGGCAGGCCTACGGCATCTCGGACGTACACGACTCGGACCTCGCGGACGCGGGCGGTCTCAACAACGAGGGACTCCAACTCGAAGTCACCGACCGCTCGATTGCCTCCCAACAGCAAGACTACCGCGAGGGCTGGCTCGACACGCTCATGAAGCGGCTTGGCTTCGCGGACTGGCGACTCCGCTTCCTCCCCGATACCGGCGTCGACGCCGACGACTTACAGGACAACCTCCGGGCCGGCGCGTTCGTCAAACAGGCCGGCGGCGACGCCGAGATCGTCGACGGCCGTCTTGAAGTGCCGGACTTTGAGGTGGAGTTGGATGACTCCGACGACCCACCCTCGCTCCAGGGAGCGCCGAACCTGCCGGGCGTGGGGTCGCCGGTCCCCGACGCCGGTGGTGGCGCGGGTGGTGACGCCGGCGCCCCCGGCCCACAGCCCGGCGACGCCCTCGGCGAGGCCGCACAGACACGCGACGCCGTCGCGGCCATCGAGCAGGCCCTCGCGCACGTCCGCGCCCCCGACGCCGTCGCGCCCATCGAGCAGAAAGGCGAGCCGGTGTATAGCGAGGACGCGGACGTGCCGGCGAACGTCCAAAACCGGATCGAACAGGCCATCCGCAACTACGACTTCCGGCCCGTCGAATCCGTTTCGTCGGCGACCCTCCAGTCGGTGTTTGAGGACCGACTCACCCAACCCCAAGGGTGGTCGATTGACTCGCTGGCCGACCAGCTCCAAGCCGCGACACCGCTCGAACGCGACCATGCCGAGACGGTCGCCCGGACTGAGGCGACGGGGATCCTGAGCCAAGCCCGCGAGGACGCCGTCGCCGACCTCGCCGCCAACACCGACCAAACGGTCCTCCACTATTGGGACGGTCCCGATGACGAGTCGACGACCGACATCTGCGAGTGGCTCAAAGGCGAGACTAACCCCGAGTACGGCGGCGACCCCGTCCCGATGGACGAACTCCGAGACCTCCAACGCGAGGCCATCACGCGCTTTACCGACCGCGATCCGGGGGCGGTCGACATCCGCGCGCATCTCCTCCACCCCAACGAACGCCATACCCACAAGTCGATCCTTGAATCGGAGGTGGCCTAACCGTGGCCCTCACCGCCGGCACGCGCCTGTACGACGCCGTCAACGACCTTCCGATGGAGGTCGTCGAGCGCGACGGCGACCGCGTCCGCGTCGAGGACGCGAACGGCACGGCGTGGTGGGAGACGGTCGGCGCACTCCAGTACAAACTCCTTAGCGGCGATCATCGGGTGATCGACGACGCCGACGCTGGGGCGGGGGCTAAACTCACACAGCACGCCGACCCGATGGCGAACGGACACGACCTTGACCCCGGCACGGGCACAGGTACCTGTTCCGAGACCGGCGAGTCGTTTGAAGCCGAGACGTGGGCGGAGTTAGACCGCGACTGCCCGCACTGCGGGGACCGCCTCATCGCGGTGCCTGTCGATGCCGAGACCAATAGCGAAGTCTCTGCCGCAGCGTGGGAGGTCCAGACGCCCACATGGGACGGTCGCTCCGACTCCTCGCAGGGGCAAGAAGGCGGTCTCGATCTCGAAGATGTCGACGCCGACGACCCTTCGGACCCGACCTACCGGGATAAACACCTCGCAGTCGACACCCCGGTCGAAACCACCGACGACGTGAAACTCCCGGTCGTCAACGCGAACGCGAACCTCGATCTCGGCGACCTTCAGGACGCGTGGCGGACGGCCGCCCGCACCGACGGTCCCGACACGGAGGCGGTAAAAGCCGAGATTCACGCCCTCGTAACCGAGCACTTCCCCGACTCGGAGTTGGCCGAGCGCACCCGCGCCTGGGCCGAACCGAACACAGCCATGTCTGACGCGTCCACTCCCGACCGTGTCGTACAGGCCGCCGACATCC